GATTTGTGCTTTACCCTTGAAGTTACTTCCCTCTCTAACAAGAGAAGTAATCTTGTGAGAAACCCTATCAAGGTTTACGGTTGGACCATCGGGATGTCCGAGTTCTCCAAGAGCACGTCCTTTTTGGACGAATGTTTCATTGTACCTTTGCACTTCACGAGAAAGAGTTTCCATTGGATACATTCTTCCATTGCGATTTTTGATGTCGCCCTGGAGGAAAACACCTTCAATGTATAATTTCTTACTGGAGCCTTTGCCTTCAGTAATAATTTTTACGTTTGAAATTTCTTCTGTGATAAGTTTCATTTGTTTAACCTGTAAATCCTACTTGTGCTCCTTTTACCGTTGCAGCACTTGCAAATACACAATGGGTTGGATTTTTTTCCAAATACTCAACAGTATTTGCTGGCATGGTGAATGAACCGATACCAGTTCCACCTTGTGTTTCTACAACTTCTACAACAGCAACTGATCCTGTATTTACCAAACGAACAACCGTTGCCTGACTAAAACTAGTAGCAGTTCCGGTAGATATTGGTAGTGCTATTTCGGCACCTTTCAATAATGTTCTTGCCATTATTCTTGTTCCTCGGATGATTGATTATCACCAAACATCGATACTCCTACTGTTGGACGAACGGCATCAATTCTCTGTGCCGCTCTTGCATAAAGAGCATCCTTAACTTTGTCGCTAATTTCCGATGCAGAAGCATCAGAACCGATCAAGTTTACAATTTCTTCCATGAAGTTTTAATAATATCTATATTCTCTATTTATATTTCCCCACCTTTGGGTTCTTTAACTTGCGTAATCTCTCCTTGTGCATCAAGATTTGGTTCCATTGGAACATCACCCATCATTCCTACCTCTCCACCATCTTGTGGTAATGGTTCTCCAGTGATAGGATCTACAGAATTGGGATCTGGAATAATTCCATCTTTGATTTCCTGTTCAATCTGCTCATCCATCTCAATCATTTCTGCATCAGTTTGACGGAGAACCCTTCTACGAACCCATTCGGTTGAATAGTATTTACCGATATAAGGTTCGATAGTTGCCAGAACACCAAGACGCTCATTTAACATCTCAGTTTCTTTGAGTTCTGCAAACTGATTATCGTATAAGAAATCATATTGAATATGATCTGCCAATGTTTCCCAATCTTCTGGAGTGACAATGTTCTTGAGAATCAATTGCGTTTTCAACATGTCATTAAACATTTGAGCAAATCTCTTTCTCAAACGTCCAACAAACTTGGCGAATTTGAGTTCGTCTCTTAAGATTTCTGATGAACGTCCAAGATTGAAACCACCGTCGGCAGCAATTCTTGATTCTGGAACTCCAAGTGCTCTGTAGAGTTTCTTTTGGAAGTACTCAATATCAGCAAGTTCACCGAGGTTTTGTCCACCAGGAAGAGTGGAGATCTCAGTTCCTCTACCACCCTCTCTTCTTGGAAGCCAAAAATCTTCCAACATGCTCATGAACTTTTTATCGTCACGAACTTCACCAGTGTTGGCATCATAAACCAACTTGTTACGATAACGCATCATAACATCACGAAGATATTGTTCTGCCTTTACCTTGGGAAGATTGCCGACATCGATATAGAAAATTCTACGTTCTGGTGCTCTGGATAAACGATAGATAACAAGAGAATCCTCAATCATTCTCAGTTGGTTGAGAGCTTTGATTGCTTTGTGAAGATATGAAAGAACCGTTCCTTTGTTTCTATCAACTAATCCTGAAGTGCAATATGTGATTGCATCCTTCGAAATCTTGGTTCCTTTTGTTCCGCCGCCACCAGAATAAACACCCGTTGGGTAATTAGGTTTTGGTGTATATACAAAATACTCCTCGATTTCTGGAGCGATTCCATTATTTTCATTATCACGTCCAGTGATTGTTGGATTAATCAAAGCACTGTTTTTATCATTTTTCTTTTCCTGGCGGACAAACCGCATCTTCATCGGATCAATATACCTCAGTTCTTTGATTCCTTCCTGAGGTTTTTTGAGATCGATTACTTTATGATAATATAATCTACCATCAACATACCAGTTTCTAAAAATTTCGTGCGACTTTCTATCAAAGTCGAGAAGTTCTTTAATATATTTAAATTCTTGCCTGATTACTTTTTTTAATTTATCAGTTGCATTAAGATTTGACAACTCAATTTCGATTGGGGAATCGTAGAGATCACTTACGATTGCTTCATTAACAACATCTTCAATGGCACCATCACATTCTGGATGAAGTGCCATTTCACGATATCTTTTAAGCAAATCAAATTCGGTTCTGTAGACACCTTCGATGTCTACATATGAACCATAAAATCCACTGGCAATATAGTTATCAACCCCGTCCTCATTATTTTGAGGAACGGGGGAAACTATACTCTTGGATTTTTTTTCTGAATCCTCAATTGAAAAACCAAAAAGTTTTGCCATTATAATCTGAACTTGACTGTTATTTTACTATTTAGGCGATGTCCTCACCACCAGCGCTAGGAGAAGTTCCTCTAGATGCTTCCCACCACTGAACCTGAAGTTCTACAGTGAACTCTTCAATGGTGTCAGTTGTTTCATAACTCAAGTCAATTGTTGAGATGTTGGTTGGGAATACATCATAGAAGTGATAAGATCTGAGAATTCCTCCATCACGGGCAAGTTGATAAACATATGCATCCGCCTGATATGCTTCTGGATCTGTTAATCCAGTACCATCATTCATCTTATTGATGGTGTTCATCCACTTCTCAAATGCTGAGCGAATGGAGAAATCAACATCGTTGATGACAGTGATTGTCCAGGTTTCGAATGTTCTGTCACCAGCGATCTTAAGAATACGACCTCTGAATGGAACATCGATTGGAGCAACGGTTGATGCAGGCAGTGCCGCTGCCTTTACAAGAAATCTTGCTCTTTGGAGAGTGTCATTATCGACACCAACGGCACCTGGGAATGCTAACTCAACTTCGAATAGATTGGGTCTTGCGCCACCACCAGATAACTTACTTTTGAAATCGGTGATTTTTCTGAGTGGAATGTTGTTTTGTTGTTGACGAGTTGCCATAGTTCGTTAAACCTCTAATTAAACGTTACCGATTACTTCTTCAAATGAAACGCCAGTTCTGGTGGCAACAAACGTAAGACCAATGAAGTTAATTGATCTTGCGGGTTTGATATAGATGTCAGCGACAAACTCATTGTTGTCGATAACAGCAGCAGTATTGTTTGTTTCGTCACAAACAACAACGTAATCGAAGATTCCACGCTTTGCCTGAACATCGCGGAGGAATGGTTCGACGATGTTTACAAAGTTGGTTCTTGTAATTTCATCGTTGAACTCGAAGAGTTGATCTTTAGCTGCTGCAGAAATCGCATCTTCGAGATAGATGAAGAGGCGACGAACGTTGATTCTATCAAATGCGGAAGACTTGCCATATCCAGTCTTATCACCAAAGAGGATGATTCCAGCACCAGGTGAAAGGACAACTGGGTTGATTCTATTGGAATAGAGTCTATCTCTTTGTGCCTTGCCTGGGTTATATGCAAGTTTTACGGCATTAAGAATTCCACCTCTTGCTGTTCCTGCTGGTGAGAACCATGGGAACTGATTGATGTCATTTCTGGCACAAAGTCCAGCCATGTCACCATTCAGAGGAACATATCTAAAGGTGTTTGCAAATCTATCAAACATGTACTTATATCCACTATCGAAGATTCCGTATGTGGATGAAGTAACAGGAGCATAGAAACTCAATACATTATCAGTGATGTCGGCATCAGAATTAATATTGACTGCTGCCTGATCTGTAGTATCAGTAATCGCTGCACCTCTATAAGGTGAAATGAATGCGATTGCATCTTGTCTTGCTTCGGCAACTGCAATCAACTTGTTCGCAAGTGCTTGAGCATCAGATTTGGCATAATTTGCCGAACCCATTAAGAGGAAATCTACTTCATAGTTTTCCTTATTTTCAAACAGTGTGTATCCAGATACCAATCCAGACAAACCAGCACTCAGAGCACCAGATGCTGACAAATCAGTTGTTCCATCATAGTTTTCACCACCCGACAGGGTAAGGTTTTGATTACCTGTGGCAGCAAATGTGATTCCTTGTGCATCCTGATCCCAACCTACATCGCCCTCGAGATCGAAGTTTGCACTATATCCAGTGGTAACAATTCCCGCAGGAGAAGAACCACCAAAGACATACTCGGAAGCATTCAGGAGATACTTTCTCCAGTAAGATGGTGAACCAAGTGAGAATTCTGCATCCTTTGCCTTGGAGAGAGAAAGATTCTTCTCAAGGATTGTTCCTGCATTTCCAGTGATTTTTCCATCACCATCAAGTACAACAACGTGAACCTCGTCAAATCTTGAATCTCTTGCTGCAGCATACTCTGAAGTTCCAGGACGATCTGCAAGAGTATTCCACTTAACAGTTGTTCCTGTTGCAAGAGTGATGTTTTGCTGATCGAACCAGTCTGCCTGAGCAGTTACTGCAGTAGATCCATAAGATGTAGTTTGACCGTTTGTATGGATAGCAACTGTGCCTGAACCAGAGAATGCATAAACACCTCCAGGTTGATAATCAACTTCGGTTACAGTTCCAGCGGCAGAAACGTGAGCAAGAACTTTAACGTATGCCTCTGTTGCAGTTACTTCGGTAACAATACCTTTTAAATGTCCATCAAGGACGGTGGTTGTTCCTGCTCCAGGAAGAGTTGCAGAGATTGCTTGAGTTACACCGTAACCAACGGCAACTGTCGCTCCTCCCTCTGGAGTTTGATCGAAAGTCAGAATCTGATCTGCCTTCGCATCAATGATTCCAACTCTTAATCCATTGCCCCACGAACCTGGGTTTCTAGCAGCAACGGTTACATTAGTGATTGTGTTTTCGTCATATCCAAGTTGCTCATAATGTTCGTCACTCTTGATTTTGACAGATGACGCAGAACCAGAGAAAGCATTTGCTAAATCGGTGTCGTCAGCTCTAACAACTCTGAGTGAACCACCATATGCAAGATATGATGATGCAACGAGCCAGTGCTCATAGTGCTTATCTGTCGAATATGGCTTACCAAATGTATCCAGTAAGTCCTTTTCGCTTTCAACTAAAGTAGGAAGTTCTACTGGACCTTGGGCAAATGGTGCCACAATAGCTCCAATACTAGCAGAAGTTGGATCAACTCTTCCTACTGTAAGGTCTACTT